CAAGGACGCCATCACGGCGCGCGACCAGTCCGGAATTGAACAGGAGTGGGCCGACGCGCAGAACGCCTATGAGGGGTACGACAACGTCAACCAGCGGAATCGGGATGTCAGGCGCGGCGGATGGGCCTCAAAACCGGTAGGGCAGATTGCCAGATCGGAGGCGCTGACGGGCAGCACCGTGTACCTGAACATCACGCGCCCGTATGTGGATGCGTCCGCGGCGCGGGTGGCGGACATGCTGTTCCCGACGGATGACCGGCCCTGGGGACTTAAGGCGACGCCGATCCCGGAGCTGTCGGACGCTACCGAAAGCAAGGCGCTGGTCAACCTGCCTGACGGCGGGCAGGCGACAGAGGGTGACCTAGCAAAGAAGATATTGGAACTGGCCGAGAAAAAGGCCGAGCGCGCGCAGACTCGCATTGCCGACTGGTTGACAGAATGCCAGTGGCACGCCGAGGGGCGTAAGGTCGTGGAAGATGCGGCGCGCATCGGCGTCGGCATTCTCAAGGGGCCGGTCCCGGTCAGGAAGCGCAAGGCGCGAATAGATTTCGACCCGCAGGGCCAGATGCGCATGACCGTGGAAGAGAAGATCAGCCCGGTGTCCATGCGCATCAAGCCGTGGAATTTTTGGCCGGACGGAACTTGCGGGCAAGACATCCACGACGGTTCGTACTGCTGGGAGCGCGACGACATCACGGGCAAGGCGCTGCGCGAGTTGAAAGGCACGCCTGGTTATATCGACAGCCAAATCGACGCCGTCCTTGAAGAAGGGCCGCAACTGCCGACCGCGGAAACGGCGAAATTCGCGCCGCGCGACACCATCGGCCGGCGACCCTTCGACATTTGGTATTTTACCGGCACCATCGAACGCGACGACATGGAGGCCGCGGGCTGCGATTGCTCGGAGATGCAGGACGACTACATCGACGCCGTTGTGACGATGGTTAATAACCGCGTGATTAAGGCAGCACGGAACCCGCTGGATTCGGGCGAGTTTCCATACGATGTGATGTGCTGGCAGATGGCGGAGGACCACTGGGCCGGCATGGGCGTGGGCCACCAGATCAGCGTGCCGCAGCGCGGGATCAATGCCGGCACACGCAACATGATGGACAACGCTGCGGTCTCCGCCGGGTCGCAGATCGTGATGCTCGACGGGGTCGTAGAGCCTGTTGATGGCGTGATGCGCATTGGGTCTAATAAACTATGGAAGGCTAGGGCGGACGCCGATATTCAGGATGTTAGAAACGCCTTCATCACGTTCCAGATCCCGTCGCGGCAGGTCGAACTGCTGGCGATCATCCAGTTTTATCTGAAGATGGCTGAGGACGTGACCGGCATGCCGATGCTGCTGCAGGGTCAGCAGGGCAAGGCGCCGGAGACCGTTGGCGGCATGACTATGCTACAGAACAACGCATCGGGCGTGCTGCGCAGAATGGCACGTTTGTTCGACGACTGCATTACCGAACCGCATGTGGGTCGTTTTTACGACTGGCTGATGCAGCACGGCGAGAACCCAGAGGAAAAGGGCGACTTCACCATCGATGCCAGGGCGTCATCCGTGCTGGTGGAGCGCGACCTGCAGAACCAGGCCATCATCCAGTTGGTGTCAGCATCGCTTAATCCGAACTACGGGGCGGACCCGCGGAAGTGCTTCGCCGAAGCCTGCAAGGCGCAAAAGCTCGACCCGGAGCGCTTCCAGCACACCGAAGAAGAGTGGAAGCAGATTCAGGAGAACCAGCAAAACCAGCCCGCAGACTTCAGGGTCATGATTGAGCAGATGAGGATCACCTACGAAGAGGCCAGGCTGAACTGGCAAGCCGACCAAAACGAGCGCGACCGCGCTGTAACCGTTGGGGTCGAAGAGTTGCGGGCGCAACTGAAGGATGCCGAATTGCAAGGCCACCAGACCATCAATGTTACCAGCCTTCGCGGAAAACTCGCCGATACGGTCATCAAGACCAAGGCTCAGGAGCGCATGTCGGACAAGACCAACACGGTCAAGCAAATCTCCAAGCCGCCGACCGAACCCGCGGGCCGCGCGAAACCTGGGCAGGCTTACCAGGCGTGAAGGCGAACCACTAATGGCCGTCCTCCTGCCCGGCGACTTGTTTTCGCCGACCTGGTTGAAACTGCAAAAACACTACGAAGAGCGCCTTGACTACTGGCGCGCGATGAACGACGGCAGCCACGACGCAGCGAAGACCGAGCGCATCCGTGGAAGGATTGCTGAATGCAAAGTATTTTTGGCCTTGGCCTACCCGCCGACGCCGCAGGAGTCGGACGACGTTAAGTAACTTAAGTAACTTAAGTAATTAACGCCCTTCGACAGTTGAGAGCCCGCCTTGCGCGGGCTTTTTGTTTTTCAAGAGGTTGACGTGACGACACAGGCCGAGCAGACGCAGGACACGGAGTTTACGACGGAACAGCAGGACGTTCCAACGCAACCGACTGCCGAGCAGGACGCGGCAGTACAACAGGAAGCTGACGCATCTTTTGCCGCAGGTTTCGGGCGGGTGCGCGGTACGCCTGTTGTACCGACTAAAGAGGACGCGAGTACCGAACCGCCAGACGCTACCACAACTGAAGAAGCGCCCGCCCTAGCGGCCGACGTGGAACAGCCGGTACTGGCCGGGCTCAAGGAATCCGAGATCAAAGCGTTGCTGGGCCAGGTTGGGGAGCTTCGAGACTCCAAGGACAAGGTAGAAAAGCAGTTGCGGCAGGTATTCGGGAAGTTCGGCGACATCCAGCAACAACTCACCACGGCGAACGCCGGGCTGGGCAGGCGGGAGATCAAGGCCGAATCATTGAAGAGATTGCAGGCAGAGTATCCGGACATTGCGGAAGCACTTGCGGGCGATCTCGGCGATCTCGGCCAATTGCTGTTTGGCACACCTTCAGCAGGCGCGTCAGTCACGCAGGAGCACGTCTCTACACACGTCAACAAGGTGGTATTGGAACGTGAGTCAGAGCTGCTTCAAAAGGTCAACGAGGAAATGCTTTCGCACTTCCATCGCGACTGGAAATCCATCCGGGACAGTCAAGACCTGTCTTTGTGGCTGTCAACGCAACAAACCGACTATCGCGCCGAATTCCTTGAGAGCCAGAGTGCTACTTTTATCTCCGAAGGTCTCGATAAATTCAAAAACTGGAAGCAGCAAGGCCAGGGCACACGTCAACAAAACACCAGTCGCCTCGAACGAGCCATCGCGCCGAAAGGCCGAAGCGCTCCAGGGGCATCCGCAGTCTCCGATCAAGCCGCCTTCAATCGCGGGTTCATGCGCGTGCGAGGGGGTTAAACACATCAAAGGAAAAATACCATGCCTACGCATGCTTATACAACCAATGCCGGACGTGTAAACGAGATCAAGGGCGAGACCCTAGCGCACGCGATGCCGGTTGAAGTCCTCTCGCTCGGCTGCAAGATGGTGAAGATGCCACCGAACAAGGGCGACAACATCACCTATCGTCGCTGGCTGCCTTACGGCGCCACGACCTCCAGCGTCAGCACGCAGAACCGTCCGTCTGTCAGCGCCGCTGCGCACATCACAGCGGAAGGCGTGACGCCTGCGGCGGAAACCCTGACCCCGGTGGATGTCAGTATCGTACTGCAGCAGTACGCCGCGCTCTACAGCTACACCGACAAGGCCGCGGAACTGTACGAGGACGACATTCCGGAGGAAATGCGCATCCAGACCGGCGAGCGCATGGGCCTGGTGCGGGAAATGGTCCGCTTCGGATCGTTGAAAGCCGCCACCAACGTGCTCTACGCCGGTGGCACCAGCCGCCCGACCGTGGACGAGACCGTCAGCCTGAACGTCATCCGCAAGATGGCGCAAACGCTGCAACTCAACCACGCGAAGATGAAAACCCGGATCCTGAAGCCGTCGCCGGACTACGATACGTCGGCGATTTCTGCCGGCTACATCGTGTTCTGCTCCACGGACATGGAGCCGGACATCCGCGACCTGCCGGGCTTTACCCCGCGCGAGAAGTACGCCAGCGGCCAGGCCATCAGCGAGTTCGAGCTGGGCTCTTGCGAGCGCTATCGCTTCATCACCAGCCCGGAACTCACGGCCTACGCCGATACGGGCGCCGCCATCTCCGGCACCACGCTGTACTCGACCACCGGCACCAACGCCGATGTCTACCCCATGATCGTGATGGGCGAAGAGGCTGCGTTCGACGTGGCACTGCGAGGTATGGACAGTTTCGACCTGATCCACATCCCGCACACCCGCGAGGACAAGACCGATCCGCTGCGCCAACGTGGTTATGTGGGCGCGAAGTTCTGGTCCGCTGTCCTGGTCGCCAACGGCGGCTGGATGGGCGTCATCGAAGCGGGCCGCACCGCCCTGTAATCAAACCGCAATGCAATGCACTGCAATGCACTGCACTGCAATCCAGGGGCCGCCTACGGGCGGCCTTTGATTGATTTCAAGCAAATCTCAAGGAGAAAGTAAATGGACATCATGACTCTAAGTGGTTTCACCGGATGCCTGAGCAAGGCCGGGCTCGGCATCGCCGGCACGGCGGACCGGGTGAAGTTCACGGCGCCCAACGGCGCCGGGACTGATTTCGCCATCAATGGTATTGCTTATCACTTGGCCGACGGCGACAACGTCGACACCGGCGCCGCAGCGGTGCAGGCAGTCGATACAACCTGCTTGTATCTGTTGCTGCTCGATTCTGGGGGCGCCCTGTCGACAATCAAGGGCGATGAAGTGCTGAACACCAACCTGACAAACGGCACGGCGGTCCAATGGCCAGCGCCGACAACCAACAAGTGCCCGGTCGGCGGGGTGAAAGTTAAGACGGTCGCGGTGACGTTCACCCTGGGCACCACGAACTTCGATGCTGCGGGCGTGACGGAGACCTGGTACGACTTCGCCAATGGCATGCCGCTGGCGCCGCAGATCTCCTAAGATCTCCTAACAAACAGGTTGCAGGAAAAGAAAGAAGGGCGCTTACAAGGCGCCCTTCTTTTTACAACTTCAAAACTAAGGAACGGCAATGCTTAACTGGAAGAAATTCAATAATATCGAGGTGTTCAAAGTCCTGCGCATCAAGAGGGGCGCGGTCATCACGGTTGACCGGGCCGATGGGACGCTCGCCAATCTGGACCTGGCCGAACTGGCTGCGATCAACAGCATTGCCTCCGCCAGTAGCGCTGGCCTAGCAATAACAGGGGCAATCTCATGCACCACAGGCGCCAACCTTGCTACGAGTAGTGGGAATGTGGGGATTGGGACGACGAGTCCTGCAGCGAAGTTGGATATTGGGGGGGCTGGCAGTACCACTAATGCCGGAACCGAATTCTTGAAGTTGGCGGCGACATCTAATTCATACGGGCCGCATATAGGCACGAGTAATAGAACATATACCCATTTTTCTGGCTCGGGGAACACCTCAGCGTTTAATGTAGGCATA